CTGACTTTCTCTTCCAGCTCGCTGGTTGATGGCGGTCAGATCCAATGGGGTGGCGGCGGTATCAATCTGCGCAACGACGACGTCGCCTATTTCATGGGCGCTCGCGTGATCGTGGATGACATGCTTGCACCTCTGAATGCTGGCACCACTGGTGAATATCCTTGCTTCCCGGTTTACGCCTTCGGTGGCGGATCTGTGATGGAAGGTGTTCAGCAGGAGCTGCGAACTGAGGTTGATAGGAACATTTTAAGCAAACAGGATGTTCTTTCCTTGGACTATCACTACGGCATGCACGTAATGGGTACTTCCTGGACCGCTGCAGGTGACAACCCCACCAACGCCTTGCTGGCTACCGACAGCAACTTCGACTTGGTTTATCAAACCTCCAAGCTGGTGCCGATTGTGCAGATCAAGGTCAACACCCCGATCGAAGGCACTCCTTACGCCTGATTATCATCAGGACATATCGTCGCCGCAGCCCTGCCCTATTTCCGGGTGGGGCTTTTTTCTTGCCCATACACTGAACGTATTGGGAGCGTGCGGATGTGCGGGATAGTAAGGATTTTTTGGTATCTAAATGGCGTATCTGGTGTTGAGGATGTACCGCGTTCAGAAGCAGCGCATGTCAGAACTAGACTGCTGTCATCGGGTGCAGTAATCGTTCACACCGAGATTTTGTAATGGCTCCAGTATTAGACGCCACACTGGGAGGACCAACGAGCAACAGCTATGTCGAGCTTGCGACTGCTGTAGTAATTGCCAACAACTTGCCTGGTGGCGGCACTTGGATTGCAGCAACAGACGATGAAAAGAACTTATCTCTGATTACCGCTACACGCTGGCTAGAAACGCTTAACTACGTTGGCGATAGGTGTGCACCCACGCAGCGGCTGAAGTGGCCTAGGAGCGGCGCTAAGGCTGTTTGCGATGGCGTTCAAGCTGACTGCACATTTATTCCACCTGTGATCCAAGAGGCGGAAGTTGCGCTAGCCATTAAATACGTTGAGAACCCTGGCGCGTTTCCTGGCAGTGACGCAGGAAGTTCAGCACCCTCGGGCACATTCACTAAGCGTCAAAAGCTAGGTGACCTCGAAATCGAGTATGCCCAGTTCAATAGCAACGTGGGTAGCAGCTGCGATGACTGTGATAACCCGCAGATCATTCAATCGTTCCCATGGATTGACGACGCCTTGGGCTGCTGGCTGAACATGGGCCCTAGCAGCGGCGCAGGGTTTGTATTGACCCGTGAGTGCTGCCCTCAGACATCGTTGTCTAAAGCTGGGCCGGCTTACAGCAACCTGATGCCTGCGCCTCCGTACAACACGATGTGATGGCAAGTCAAGATTCTTGGGCCAAGCCGCTAGCCAAGCAGCTTGTTGATCTGTTCCGCGTTAATAGCTTCAACTACATCCGCATGGCTGAGCCTGTGTATGACCCGGAGACGGGCGACATCACTGGTGGCGAAACTGTGTATACCTCTGCTGGTGCTGTGACTAAGTCCGGCAAGATGGGCGAAGGCAGCGTTGGCAAATCGCTTTACCTAGAAGCGTGGCTTGATACCGCGGGCATTGACGAACAGTTTCCAACCACTGATGACTTGGTGGAATACAACGGCCGTAAGTGGAACATCGTCAGTGTTGATCCTCAATACAGTGGTGATGTCTTGTATGCGGCCAAGATACGGGCTGAGTGCTGATGAAAGATATAAGTCAAGCGCCTGGTGATCTAACCAAGTTTTTGGACAATATGCTGCATAACACTGTGGTGAGCTTTCACAGTGATCTCAGCAGCAAGCGCGTCAGCCCTTGGGATACTGGCCGGTTTGCAGCTTCCTGGTTTGTAGAAGGCGGAGAAAGTCAGGTCCTGAGCTACAAAAACAGTTATACGCTTAGCAACCCGCTGCCTTATGCGGAGCGTTTGTGCTTTGGTAACTGGGCAGTTTCGCAGCCTAAAAACTGGTTTCCGGCTTATTTCAACAGCAAGGGCCAAGGCGTTGTTAATCGTGCTGCCAAGAAAGCTGAGGGTCTGCTATGAGCTACCAACTGATTCGCGGCGCTATCGAGATGGCTACGGCTAGTGCGTTGGTAGACGCTGGTATTGACAAGGTTTACTTCGATAACGTCAGCTACGCCGCGCCTGACGCAACCACCTCATTTGCTGAGATTGCCATCACATTCAGCGAGGCTAAGCAAGACGTTGTTGGCTGCCCAGGAGTTGATGATTTTGGCGGCACGGCCACTGTTTATATCAACACCCAAGCGGGTAAAGGCGCTCGTCAGGGCGAAGAGTTCGCTTTGGCTGTGTTTCGCGTTTGGACTAATACCGCCGCCATCAATGGATTCCTTGGCGATCCAGCCCATGTGCGTATGCGCAACCTTGATGGGCCCAGGCTAATTAACGGAGATGAGTCAGACACGCATCAGCAACACGTCATTACAGCAGCCTTCCGCGGGCGTATTGGATAACATCAACTTGTAGGCCGTGCCTACTAAACAAGGTTGCCCCCACCTTGGACGCCCCAAAAGACGCCCCAAAAGTCTTTAATCCAAGGAGAAAAACTCATGGCGGGTCTATGCGACTCCACTGTGCTGACTGGTCAAGACGGCATGATTCAATTCAAGCCGCCTGGTACTTCAGTCTGCGTGCGTGATTTCAGTGCATTTGGCACTGACGGTACTGACTCTCACATCACCGTCCCTTGCACCCACGATTTCCGGGTGAATGACATCGTCATTTTCCGTGAAGAGCAAGGCGGCAAACTTGATTCTGCACTTGCAAGTTCAACTCGTGCTCGTGCTGCAACTGGCGAAATCCTGAGCCTCGGCAGCTTTGTTGCTGGTTCTGCTTATCCAGCCAGCTTGAGCGACCAAGCCTGCACCTTCACTGGTGGCAATGGTTCTGGCGCAGCAGGCACAATCACCACTGATGGCTCTGGCGGCGTCACTGCTGTCACCCTGACTGACGGTGGTTCTGGTTATCTGAGCACTGATCAGCTCAGCGTTGCATTGGATGCCACGATCACTAGCGGCTCAGGCTGCATCATCGAGGTTGAGTCTGTTGCAACTGCCACCGGTTCTGCTGCTGCGTATTACGTGGTTGGCCGTACTGATGACTGGATTGCTGTCTCTTCTTCTCAGAACGGCACCGCAATCAGCATGAACGGAGACGGCGGCACTGGCACTGCTGACACCGAACTTCCGGCTCACATCAACATTGAGCTGGCTGACTGGTACACCGTTTGCAACGTCCGCAGCTTCTCTGTTGAGGTGTCGCGTGACGAGCTGGACATCACCACCTTGCCCTGCGAAGTGGCTGCCGGCTGTGACAAGTTGGCTTCTTTCCGTTCGACTCAATCGGGTTATGCGGAAGCCACTGGCACCATTGAGGTGTACTTCACCTGCGACCAAGAGACCATCTCTAATCGCTTGCTGAGCTCTTCTCTGCTTAAGAGCCAGTCCGGTGCACGCGTCAAGCTGTTTGTCTGCGCCAAGACCGACAGCAACGGACAAATCGATGACAGCGCAAGCTTGTACTTCGACGCTGAGATCAACATCTCTGGTATGTCATTCGAGGTCAACCCGGATGATCCCAACACTGCAGAGCTCAGCTTTGCTGTTACCAAGATGTATGGCGCTTTCGGTATGACCGCCTAAGGTCTGTTCGGGAGATGCGATGCCCCTGCGTATGCGGGGGTTTTTTCTTGGGTATACTCTTTATGCAAGCGGAATTTACTACATGCGGGCTATTGATCGGCTCAAAGCTGCTGTACACATGCAGCCCGAGAAGAAGTCTGTTGAACTGCCTGATGGGTCGGATTTTGAGTTTTATATGACCCCGTTGACTTTGGCTCAACGCAAGCGTGCGCAGAAGCAAGCCAAGTCTGATGACGCCACTGATTTTGCGTTGCAGCTGCTGATTAACGTTGCGCGTGATGAGAACCAGGCGCCTTTGTTTATGGCTGGTGACCTTGCAGAACTGCGCAACAGCCTGCCTGCCAAGTTGGTTGACGAGCTAATGCTGGTGATCCTTGGCGCTGAAGAGTCTGATGAAGAAGAAGAGGACGAAGAAGTCACCCCAAAATCCTCAAGGCGCTCTTCCAAAAAGACGGAGAGCTGAGCTTCCTGTTCTTCCTGGCTAAAGAGCTGCACATGACGGTGCACGAGCTGCAGGAACGAATGACCTACGAAGAACTGGCGTTGTGGTCTGCTTATTACGAGTGGACCGCTGACCTGCAGAAGGAAGCGCAACGCAAGGCATCGAAGCGGCGCCGATAAAATCTAGGTATTAGGCGGTGTCTTAGTGGCTCAGCAGTATCAGGTCGATATTGTCACTAAGGTTGTTGGCGCAAGCAGCGTCACAAAGCTCGAGCGGTCAATACAAAATCTTTCTAACGAGCAAAACAAAGTTGACAAAGCATCGTTAAAAGCAGCAAACGGCATTAAAACTTTTGACCGTGCGGCTAAATCTGCAGCAAGTGGCACTGCGAAATTAAAGGGCTCAGTCAACGGAGTTATTGGGTCATTAAGCAAGCTTGCTGCTGGTTTTATTGGTGCCTATACAGCTGTCAGGCTTTTTAATGCAGCAATCACGGCAACTGGTGATCGCGCATCGGCAGAGCAGCGACTGAAAAACCTCACCAGCAGTACGGGTGAATACGAAACCGCGTTGCTTGCTGCCAAGGTTGCCTCCCAGCGTTTTGGCGTCACACAGACAGAAGCTACGCAAGCGTTAGGAGATACGTTGTCTCGCCTATCTGGCTTGGGTTATGGCCTGAAGGAGGTGAACGATATTTACACAGGTTTTAACACGATTGCGCGTCAGTCAGGTGTTGCTGCCGAAGATGCAGCAGGCGCGTTCCTGCAGTTATCACAAGCCCTCGGCTCTGGCACTCTGCAAGGCGATGAATTGCGTTCAATCCTGGAGCGCATGCCGCAGCTTGGTGTTGCTATTCAAGAAGCTCTAGGCCCTGAAGGCGCAGGCAAAAGCATCAAACAGCTTGGGTCTGAGGGCAAACTGAGCGGTGACGTAATCCTGGAAGCTTTAACAAAAGCAGCTTCTGGCGCAGATAATTTAGGCGGCAAAATTTCACAACAGCAGCTTACGTTTGAAAGTTTGCGGCAAGCGGCTGATCGTGTGTTTGTTGCATTTGGTCAAGCTTTTGGCCCAATGATCCTGTCTGCTGTTGATCAGATTGTTTTTGCGATGGGCTTTATGGGTTCATTGCTAGAGCAAGCAGCAGGTTTTGCACAGGCAAATGCCACCGCACTTGGCAATTTTGCTGCTGTAGCACTCAGGCTTGGCGCTGTTGTTGGCGTAATTGTTGCTGTTGTCAAAGCTGTCCAGCTTGTCAAAAAGGCTCTTGACGCTGCACGTAATGCGCAGATTGCGTTCATGGCGCTTGCTGGTCCGAAAGCATGGGCGGTAATTGCTGGTGGCATTGCTGTGGCTGCTGCTACGACTTATGCACTAGCTGAGGCAAATAAGGCCGTTGATCAAGCAATGACTGATGCCGCCACAAAGGCAGAAGAAAACGGCCAACTCATGGTGCAAAAGCTGCAAGAACAGATTCAGCTGTACAGCCGTCAAAACGATGAAGGCCAGAAAAATATAGCCACTAAAGCGCAGGAAGCTGCTGCAACCAAGGCGCTAGCTGCTGCACAGCGTGAATATCAAGCAGCATTAAGCACAGAGCAGGGCGATATTGACCGCAAGTTGCAAGTAACGCAGGCACTTGCGCAGGAAGAGCAAAAGATTCTTGACCTGCAACTGCAGCAGGCAACTGGTCAACTTGACGCAGCGCAAACACAGCAAGATCGAGTCGCTGCTGCGAGAAAGGTATATGAAATCGAAGTTAAATTGGCTGAAGTCGCATATTCGGCGGCAATAGCAGCTATCGCAGCTGAGCTTGAAAAGTTTAAGGCAGCCTTAAAGCATGCTCAAGTATTAGAGCAGCAAGTACAGGCTGAAGTTGCGCTGCAGCGCATGAAAGGCATTGTCAATGAAAAACAAAAAGAAGCATTGAGGCAGGCCAGAGAAGTGGTTGAAACGGCTAAAAGAAACTTGGCCGCACAACATCAAATCGCGGATGCTCTTAGCAATGGTGCTGCTGCAACTCGTGATAAAGCAGTTGAAGCGGCAAAAGTAAAAATGGAAATGGCAGCGCAAACACAACAGCAGAATCAAACAAACGCAGCAATTTCACAAGGCGCAAATGAGATGAGCCGTTTGGCCAACGAAGCTCAACGCGCTGCTTCGGCCTCTGCGGGCATTGGCGGTGGTGGTGGTGGTGGTGGTGGTGGCAGCGGGACTTCTATGAATTACGGCCCGCAACTGTACGACGAGTACGTCTGGGATTCTGAGAAGGGCAAGCCCAGAGAGACAACCAGGAAAGAAAGAGAACAGCAGGTATTGCGCCAGAAAATGGCTTACACCAATCAAAAGCGCAAACAAATCCAAGCGTTTGATAAAGCCTTTGCCGGGACTGATTATTCGGGCAGGGCTGATGCTGTTTGGAAGAACGGCGGAATGATCGGCCTGCCCGGTTCACAGATGTACAACGAGTTTATGGCTAAGTACGGCAGTTGGATGCCTGAGCGTCAGATTGATCCAAACATGCTTAATACCTTTGCAGACGGTGGTTATGTAACAGGTCCGCAGCAGGCGATTGTTGGTGAGGGTGGCGAGCCTGAGTACATCATTCCTGCTAGCAAGCTTGACGGCGCAATGCAAAGGTATTCAGCTGGCATGCGTGGTGAGTCAATGATCCCATCTTCTGCCAGCGTCAGTGTTAACTACAGCGGCAGCACGGTTGATATGGGCGGCTCTAGCTACATCAACAAAGGTGATGTCACTGGCATTGTTAGCCAGGCTGTCAATCAAACGCTAACGACCCTGCAGCGCTCTTCTAGGGCACGTCTAACTGCCGGTTTGCGATGACAGATTCCCTTTTAACGGCTCAAGCATCTGCTACTGCTATTGCGGTTTTCTTGCGGGTGTATGACCATAGCCCTGTTCCTCCTGATGACGGAACGCGGACACTATGGCAAAACTTTTTTGTCGGCAAAACAATAAATGGCCATTTGTTTGAGCCATTTGAAATTTCTGATGTGATTATGAATCGCACAGCTGATGAAGGCGGCATTTCGTTGACTTGCAGCCCATTGCAGCAACACCTTGAATTTTTTGTTGCGTCAATGGAAGCGGAAAGGCTTTTGCAGGTCGAGCTTTATGAAATGCCAGTAACTTCGGCAATTCCGGTTGATCTGTCAACAGGGACACTGGTTGCAAGGTTTGTTGGCGAAATTATCTCTCTTGAAACTGACCTAACCTCAATAAAGGTTGAGATTGGTGCGGCCATTGACGCGATTAGTGGAGAGATCCCAGGCCGTCGCGTTACTACCAGCGTTGTAGGGAGATTGCCGACGCTATGAAGTTTGCATTTCCTCAGGATCCATCACATGCGGTCAACGCAATGTTGCGCGTGGATGAAGCTGCTGATACTTCATCAGGGCAGAGCAACCTGCAGCGTCAACAAGACATTGCTGTTGTTGGTCAAACAGTTCCGCTGATTTTTTGCAACCGCCACCAATGGGGTACAGACGTCAATGGTCAAGAGATTGGAGACAACGGCGGCGTTTGGTATAGCCCGCGGTTAATCGGCTTATATCCCAAAGCACTAGAAGCTAATTTGCTGTTTTTAATTAGTTCTGGTGAGGTCGAAGGCTTAAGGATTGAAAATGTTTATTACGGGTATGAGAAGCTTGAAACTAAAACGTCTGATGATTATGTAATCAACGAGAATGGGCAGGTTGAGCTAGACGCAAATGGGCAGCCGATTTTACAAACTGTTTACCCATATTTTGCTTATGCCTACGAAGCTATCCCGCCAGGCATTGATTCGGTATACCAGCCAGGTGGCAGTGACGAGCTGCACATCCCAAACTTTAGGCCGCGTGACGAATTCAAGCTAAATGGTTATAACTTCACAACCAACGTTGATTGTGAGCGGCTACAGATCGTAATTGATGGCGATTTGTGGAGTGAAAAACAAGGCGGCATTGTTCAGACTAACGTTGTCCCAACTGAGTCCACAAGTCAGCTGCCTGGCTACATACAAACGGGCACACGTTCTTACCAGCAGTCTTACCAGGCTGGCCCTTTTTATGACCATTGTCCGACACCAGACCCTGACAAGTCTCAAAGTATTATCTGCAATGGCCGCTACGAAACGAGATATTACACAGTCACTTACCCGATTTACGGACCCGACCCTTCTTGGCATAATCAAAACCCAAGCGTCTTAGTTGAGTTTTACACTTATGCGATTTATCAAATAACAATTAGACCAAGTAGTAATTCTGAAACTTCTACGCCTACTTATCAAAACGCATTTAATTTGCGCATTGATGGCACTAGCAGTTTTGCGCTGCCTGCTATTGATCTGCCGCCAGATGAGTATCGCGTAGAAATTGCACGTATTGAGGACGGCTGGAATTCAGATATTGTCTATAAACCGGTAGTCAATAATCCAGATCAGCAGGCAGAGATCGACGCCATTGTCGCTGAACGGCAAAACTATACCGAAGCGGGCAAAAGCCCTGGCAGAGGCAAGATTGAAGCCGAGATCCAAGTTACCGAGACGATTTACAACAAGATCGAATACCCAGAAGTGCCAGGCGGTAGCGAGCAAACTAGCGGTACATTCTTTGATCTGACACTGGCTGGCATTCGCGGAAGCATTCGCGCCTTAAAGCCTGTTGATGGCAGCGGGCCTGGCTACTGGGTGCAAACGCATATGTTTGTTGAGCAAGGCGTTCTTGTAAATCGTTTGATGCCTTCGTATTTCAGTGATGCAGAAGAGGAAGGCGCTAGCCATTACTACGCTGATTTAATCAATTATTTGCTTGGCAAAGCCAAGATGATTAAAGCTGATCAGATTGATGTTGAATCATTAAAAGCAGCGTGTGCTATTCACGAGCATTACAAAATTTTTTACAACGGAGTTATGCAGCTGACCACCAGCTTTACTGAGTGGCTTACGCGTACTGCGCCTTATTTCTTGATGACGCCGCGTCAAGTTGACGGTAAATATGGAATTTGGCCTGTTGTTCCTGTTGACACCAATAGCGAGTTTTCACGTGAGCCAATTGCCAGTTACTTGACTACCACGATTACCGCGGATGAAATTGTGTCTGGGAGTTATTCCCGTGAATATTTCCCTGCAAAAGACCGTAAAGACATCTGCCTTGTAATGGTCTACAAGGATGTCCCGATTGCCAACCCTGGCCAAACAGTGACGGTTGAGGTGCGTTACCGCGGTACTGCATTGCAAGGTCCGTTTGAGCAGCATGATTTAAGCGAATTTTGCTGCCATCCCAACCAGGCTTTGATGTCGGCACGTTATTTGCTAGCTCGCAGGCGTTACACAAGCCATCGTTGTTCTCTTGCTGTTGGCCGTCGTGGTGCTCAACTCAAGCCGGGCGACGTCATTGCGGTTGAACTTGAGGTCGACACGACTGCAGGGAATGGCATTACTGATTTGATGTATTACCAAGTTGATGCAATCACAGAAGGCCAAGGCGGTCAGGTACAGCTTGAGCTAATCCATTTCCCTACCGCCGTTAATGATGCCGGCGAGACCATTAGCGTGATTGCAAGAGAAATTCACGAAGGTCAGGTGAGCGTCCAATGAGCCTGTTTCCATCCCTTAAACCGTCGAAACGCAGCTTTACGCCTGGCACGTTGCCCGTAAGCACTTATCAAGCGTTGTCTGGCAAAGAAGTGCGGGTGATTCTTGGTGACACCATGCACGGCCACGTAATCTCTTTGAGCTTTGGGAACATCCAAGAACCAAGCGTTAAGTTGATTACTGACCACTGGTATGCGCAAAGCGGCACAGCGTTGGCTTTTAACTTGCCGCAAGCTGTGTGGGCTGGGTGGACTCAATACGAGTCAGCAATTACGCCAGGCCAGAAGTGGCGTTATAGCGGGCAGCCGAGCATTGATGCAGTTAGCCCAGGTATCATGAATGTATCCGTCGAGTTAATCGCGCTCGCGTAATGGCAGGGAAACAGTTCACCGGAATTGACGGAGCCCTTTACGCTGACGGGGCGAAGGTTGCGAAGATTCAGTCGTGGACTTTTGGGGCATCTGCCGCCACTCTCGACTGCACAACGCTGGGTGACTTTGCCACCCGCTATGTATACGGCATACAAAGCTTTACCGGCAGTTGTGTGCTGCTGTATTACGAAGATGACGGCGGCGCAGTTAGTGGCAGCGCATTGCTGACTGACGTTTTGCGGACTACACAGACCCCGACTGAGCCGACTCACACGATGGAGTTGCGCTACGAGAACGGCGCCAAATTGCACGCGGTGAGCTTTAGTTGCTTGCTAAATCAAGTTGGGATTTCGGCTACTGCTGGCGGCATCGTTACAGCTGAAGTGACGTTCACCGTCAACGGGCCGTTGACTACTGCGACAATCGACTAATGGCCATTTGGCTGGGCTCTGGTGGTGGTCTGCGCATCGAGCGGATGGCATCAAGCCGCATGTTTGCTTATGTCGGCCCAGCTGATGTTGACATTGGGTCGAACCGCATCAGTGTTGACCGTGTCACCCAGTCGCTAATTACTGGCGACCTTGTTGCAATTAGGCGTATTGACGAGAACGGGCAGCCTGTAACTGATCCGCTTGATTTTGTTAGCCCTAGCGGCTGGAGTGATGGGCAGCTGCATTCTGATGGTCAGTGGTATGTCAACGTTGATGCCGTGGGCGGTGTGCGCCTGTACGACAAATGGCGCGAGTCTTTAGAAGGCACAATTGCTGACGCTATTCAGCTAGCGCGTCCATCTGGGCGTTATCGGATCAGCTTGCAAACAGTCAGCTCTGGTGGCGCACGGTGCATGGCTCAGACCACAAGCTGGGTGTTGAATACAAATCGCGACGTTGCTGACATCACCAGCCTTGGTGACGGGTTTGCGAAACAGATGGCCACGCTGGTTAGCGGATCTGGCGAGCTTGATTGCTTTTTTGACGCTATCCCCGATGCTTGCGGTGAAGACAGCAACTACGAGCGGTCTGTTTATTTTCACCAATTAGCGCTGCGACAGGAGATTGGCTCGACGTTTACTGGCGTATTCCTGCTCAAGCGCAGCGGAACGTTGCCGATCACGGTTATGGAGCAGTACCGCGAGCGTGAGCTTTTTTACAAGTGCGAGTGCGTGATTACTGAAGTTGCGTCAGAAGTCAACACTGAAGACATCCTTGAAAGCAAGGTGCAATTTGTGACGACTGGCGCTATCCAGCTTCTTTACAGCTTCCCCGTTGACTACCTGCTGCAGGAACAGCCGCCCAATGACAAGGTGCTGCAAGAATCTGACTTTGGCATTGTGCTTGAGACGCCTGCCTAAAATCAACTTATAAAGGGTTTTTTGCTGTGGCTGACAAGCGCATAACAGAGCTAAATCCGATCCTGGCAGCGGATACGGAAGCCGATGTTGATGTGCTGGCGCTTGCCGATGTTTCGGCTGCTGAAACCAAGAAGATTAAGGTTGTTGATGTAGTTGCTGCTGCTGCTGGCTCACTGCCCGACGGCTCCATCAGTGGCGACACCATCATTGACGGGAGCATTGGCGGCACCAAGCTCGAAGAGAACAGTATTACTAGCCGTGAGCTGGCGCCCAACAGTGTCAACACGATTCACATCGTTGACGGCGCAGTTACTAACGACAAGCTGGCCGGTGGGATTACAGGCGACAAACTTGAAGATGGCGCGATTGGTTCTGACCAGTTAGCTGCTAACTCTGTAGACGGCGCACTTCATATCAAAGACCGCAGTATTCCCGCGGCAAAACTGGTTCAAAACACGCTGACGGCAAATGAGATTGCGCCGAATGCAATCGGTAGTTCAGAGCTGGCTGACGGAGCCGTGGACACAACGGCCTTACAAGACGACTCGATTTCAACTCCCAAGTATCAAAACGCTTCAGTAACTAACGAAAAGCTGGCTGACGGAATTGATGGAAACAAGCTGCTTGATGGTTCTGTCGATGGCAGCAAGCTTTTAGACGGGTCTGTTGATGGCGGGAAGCTCGATGAAGTACCGCTAGACAAGCTGCCGAATTGTGCGCAAAACCACTTCATCGCTGGTCGCCCAGGTGGTAATGCACCACCTATTTACAGGGCGATCACCTCGTTTGACGTGCCGTCTGCCACATCTACAGATATTGGCGGCGTATCAGTCCCAGTCGTTGGTGGATTGGCTGTTAACTCTGGCGCCATCAGTATTTCAAATTCGGTAAGTCCTGGTGCAAATGCTTTTATTACCTACAACAGCCATGGCTTGGTTACCGCTAGTCGTGCGCTGCAGCCCGATGACCTGCCAAGTGGAAGTGGTTCTGAGGTAGGCGCTGTTAAGCCTGGTGATGGCCTCAGTGTTCGCCCTGATGGCACGCTTGACGTTATTCCTGCCACTCAAGTTTCGATTGGCGGCGTTATTCAAGGCGACGGGATCACAATTGCCGGGGGTGGCAAGATTTCGCAAGCCCTAACGGGTGTTGTCGCTGGCACGTATCCCAAGGTCACCGTTGACGCCATGGGCAACGTCACGGCTGGCTTGCCACTTGACATCAGTGATTTGCCGCCAATTGATGGTGACAACATTGTCATTGAAAACATTCCTGGCAGCGGCCTTGCAGACAAATCAGTCACGCGTCCCAAGCTTGCTGATTATGCGATTACCTATATCCAAGAAGCTGAGCCCCAGTACGGGTCAAATGCTGACATTACACCGCCGCATATTGGCTGCTTGTGGTTCCAAGAAAGCACGGCAACGCTTTCCATGTGGAACGGCAATAGCTGGATGTCAGTCGGTATTGGCCGCCTATCTGCCGAAAACCTGCGCTACTGCGGCATTTTTAATGCTGATACAGGGTTAATAACAGGCACCACGCAATTTGGCGTTACTGAAGGTTTTGCAGTTGGCGATTCTATCCCTTCACCAACTGACGAGCTCACAGGTGTTTATTTTGTTGCTGACACCAGCGGCAATGGCGTCAATCAGCCTGACGTTGTTGGCAAGACCTTTGACGCAGGCGATTGGATCATCTGTAATGGTGCCACGACTGGTTGGTCGCGAATTGACACCGCAGTTGGTGGTGGCGGTGGTGGATCAAGCAATCTTGAAGACCTGCTTGACGTTGATGTAAGGACCAAGCAGCCGGGCGCGTTATTGCAGTATCAAGCCGATGGCAGGTGGAAAGACATCTACGCTATAGACGCGGGTACTTACTGACATGTCATACGGTATTGGTGGGTCTGGCTCTGTGCCTGAAGCTGGCACTTTTGTTGCACCTGTAGCCGGCACTCGCATCTATCTAAGGCGGACTGATACACAGGGCAAAAAGCCGACTGCTGCTAATGCTGAATACGGCGAGCTGTTTGTTAATTATCACAGCTCTGACCCGATGCTGTGCTTTAAGGACAACGCAGACAATATTGTTGAAATTAAGCCACAAGACCCTGTTGGTAGCGGCCCTACTCCACCCACCACTGGCAATGAAACAGGTGACCTTTGGTGGGATGGCACGCATCTTCTGGTTTGGAATGGCAG